GACTTCACCGAAAAAGTTGAGGGAAACAGTCATAACCCTGCGGAGTAATCCGGAAAATATGGCTACCTTTACAGTTAAACAATAAAAAAAAGGAATACATTATGGCTTTTAAACACGCTAACAACTCAGAGGAGATTGTAAGAAGGCTTTACACCGGTGTGGGTGTCGCCAAGGTAATCGCTGTCAACCCGACAAAGGCGGAGATGGAATCAATCTACGGCACTTCGGTACAGAACGAGCCTGTATACGCAGGAACGGCACGCACCGGAGAGAAACAGATGAGGGTGTCTTTCATTCTGTCTGTGAATGTCAACGAGGACAAGCCGATACTGACTAACCTCACTTTCTTCCTTAACGACGCATTCATGAAAGGCTCAAACTCGGGGAAGTGTCAGGTTATAGACAAGTACGGAAGAACCGCTTGGGCTACACAAGACGAGATTGACGCCAACAAGATACCTCAATACGCGAGCGGTCCGGCAAGGATAGACAAGGCTTACCGCAAGGTTTATTCCGGCGAGGCCAATCTTGAGCAGTTCATTCGTGCGCTTCTTTGTCTTGACGACGCTGAATACTACAACTCAAACACCTCTTCCTGGGTTACTCGCACAGGAAGCGAGCTTGACGCTTGCGAAGGAGTGCTTGAGGACGTGAAGGCTATCATCAACGGCAATATCCAGGAATTGAGGGATATCGTCAAGATGGCATCAAACAACGAGGTGAAGATTCTTCTCGGAGTGCGCAACAGCAATGACGGAAGACAGTATCAGGCTGTCTACACCGATTTGTTTGTGAAGAACAAATCCAAGATGGAGACGGCAATCAAACAATTCGAGAGAAGCCTTGACGACCGGGTAAGCAACGGAGGCTACAAGACGAGCGAGTTCGATGTCGCTCCCGTACACGAGTACAAGGTTGTGCCTACATCGTTTGCTACCGAGGAGTCCAAACCTGAGATTCCGGCGACAGACAGTAACGACGATATGCCGGAGGGGTTCCCGGAGTTTTAATTGAGTCAGAATGGCTTTCAGGCGTTGCAACATAAGCGTCGGGCTGGATGAGTTGTTGGGCAGGACTACCGAGTTGGATATAACCGGATTCTACCTTAACATACACACCCTCCCGGCGCTTATTAACAGTCCTGTCAGACAGGACAGGAACGCCTCTGTAAGCGTTTTCTCCCCGGATGGCATAAAGGTGTTCTACAAAGACTTCGGCACAGGCGAGCATGGCAGCATATTCGACCTTTTGGGGAAGATGTGGAACCGTAGTTTCAACGAGGTTGTCTCAAAGATATGGAATGACTTAAACAGTGTCAATCCCGACTCAATCAGACTCAACAAGACTCATAAGGGAGCAATCCGCAGAACCGACTCCGTATTGCAGGTCAGAACACGCCAATGGTTTGATTATGATATGGAGTATTGGAACTCATACGGAATAACCAGAGAATGGCTTGAGTTTGGCGATGTGTACCCTATAAGCCATATCCTTATAACAAGAGACAATCACACAAAGGTTATACCCGCCGACAGACTCGCCTATGTTTATGTAGAGCGCAAGGATAACAAGGTATCACTCAAGGTATACCAGCCTGAGTCACAGAGACTCAAATGGTTGAGCAAACACGACTCCTCGGTTTGGGACTTGTGGTCCCGACTGCCAGAAGAGGGTGACACCTTGTTTATAACGTCTTCAAGAAAGGACGCGCTGTGCCTTTGGGAGAATACCGGGATACCGTCTGTAAGCCTTCAAGGAGAGGGTTATATACCGAAGGAGAAGGTAATCAACCAGTTGAAGCGAAGATTCAAAAGGATAATCATATTCTTCGACAACGATTTCGACAAGGAGGAAAACCACGGACATATATACGCGTCAAGACTATGCGGTATGTTCGACCTTGAAATGGTTGAGATTCCGTCGGAATACCAGTCGAAGGACCCTTCGGATTTATTCAAGAATAAAGGCTCCGAAACGTTCAGGAGGGTAATAAAGGAACTGTTAGTTAAATCAATCAAACAAAAGCAATCATGAAAAGAAACGTAATCGTGGTGTCCACAAACACCCAGTCAAGGAAGGATTTCAACGATGTTGAGGTGACAACGCTTGCGGATGTCAAGAGGCTTCTTGACGAAGCCGGGATAGACTATACCAATCAGGCTTTCTACGAGGGTGTCAGCAAGGCCGAGTATAAGTCAGACGACTCGATACTCCCGACAAACATGCCTTTCAAAGGAAGCGTAACCAATGACTTGGTCTTCCAGCTCTCCAACGCGAGCAAAAAAATCTCGTCAGGAGTTGTCGGCAAGGAGAGGCGGGAGTGCTTCGACTACATAAAGAGCCACAACCTCTTCAAGGAGGTAAGGGACGCATATGGGCTTATTTATACCAGCGTGTCGACGGAAAACCTCAAGAATTTTATCGCCGACAGGAAGTTTAAGGAACTGTCTGACGCCAAGAGGCAAGCCGAGGAGTTCTCAAACGGATACCTTCTCAAGCAGGTCGTAGCAGCCCTTACAAAGATGGGCTACACCGTATGTAAGAGTAAAAACGCGGTTAGAAGTCTCTCAAAATCAGAGATAAGTGACATTCTTGACAGGTAGACCTCAAGCCATATCTTCGGATATGGCTTTTTTTTATTTGATATGAATTGTTTTGACGACATCAAGTCCGCCGCCGAGGATATGTTCGGGACGGATAACGTTGACTTGCAGTGTACGCTTGCTGACAGGCCGAAACTTGTGATACATTGGGACGAGGTTGAGGTATCAAATGAGAATGACGAGAAACATACAATATATGATGTGTATGTCAAAATCACATTTACAGAAAGCGCAGGCATTGTCGGGTTTGATATGACGCGCTCGACCCTTACAGCCAACGAGATGAGATGCGGCTATGTATTTTCGCATCTTCCGAGACAATATAACAATGTCATGAACTATCTCGTCCCATGTTTGGGTGGAGGTCCGATAAAGACCACAATGACTACACTGGCATCAAGTTATAACCCGGATATATTCAGGTTGTTTCTTGTAGAGCTTGACAGATACATAAGAACCGAATCAATATCTGGCGGCCCGTATATAAGAATGGGAGAAGTGGCAAACAGATACTCAATGGATTATATTATCAAAGGTATAGATATAAATAATATTCCCGATAATTATATATGCGACCTGTTTGACTATATAATGTCTGTCAGTCCCGTAAAACCATTGTATCATGACAAATATAATATATATTTTGGAATGACAATCCCCCTTGTGTGCAAACTTACCGAATTGACCCTTGATTATCTTCGGCATAAAGACAACTACAAAGACAGCGATATTGACTCATACCTTATAATAGGAGCCATCGCTGACGGAAGGCTATATATATCATCGTCTTGTAATCCCATGCTTGATGGAAACAACATGAGAACCTCAATATATTTCAAAGGTAGGAATGTTGAGTTCAAAAAGATAGGCGTTGAATCAAACGAAGACACGTATATTATAATACCGGAGGTGGCGCGGGGATTGATAACATTGCTTTACAGGTATTATCTGATTAACAATAAAGAAAATGGACAATAGCGATTATAAAATAAGAGAATCTGACACCAGATTCAAACTTGTCATATCGGAAAAGGTTGAATCAAAGATAAGATGGTGGTGTTCAAAACTGCCGGACAACGAGTGGAGCGGAGTGTTGTATTACGACTACAAAGGCTCGTTCAAAAACAAAGACATCACATTCGAGGCTGTTGACTTCCTTGTGCTTGATATCGGCACAAGTGAACATACAGAGTTTGCAGAAGACGAGAGGATAATAAGTTACGCTTGTAGCCAAGGTCTTTTAAATCAGCAAGTTGGATTACTCCACAGCCATAATAGAATGGTTGCTTTTTACAGCGGCGAGGATACACAGACGCTAATAAAGGAAGGCTCGGCAAGGAATCATTTTCTTTCCTTGGTTGTAAACAACAGGGGTGAGTATGTAGCCGCCATAACAAGAAAGGTAAAGATTAAGTCAAGCGAAATCATCTCGACTTATAGGACATTTGGTAATTCCGACGTCACCGAGACACGAGACAACGTTGTTGTCGACGAGTTTATAGAGAAGATAAACCTTGATGTCGTCATACCGAAAAACAGCGAGGAATCCGTGCTTGTTGAACTTGTCGGAAACAGCGTGACTCCGATATCCAAAGAGCATCTGTATTTTGGCGACGATAAGCCACATAGGAATGATTATCCGACATTATTCAAGGACGAATCCAATATTGTGGATAATGGTAAGATTACTCAAATATATAATAGATTGGCGACAGCCTCTCTTGGTTGGGTTCCATGCGATAAAAAGTTAAAATTCGACAGAAGCCTTGATAAGATTTCAAACGACGATGATGAAACCATATATAATTTTATCATTTCACAGATTGAGAACTTGTCGGTTGAAGAACTTAAAGCACTTTATGACATGCTTTCCAAACTTGATGATTCTGTATATGTGGACATGTGTTTAGAATGCATAAACAACAATATTGAATACTATGAGTGTTAATATAACAAATGAGGATATAAACGAAATCCTCGGAACAAACGTGGCGGATAACACCTCCTCCGGAAATACATTTATAGCCGATAGTGACAATACGGAAAATAATAATGATTCTGTACAAGATGAACACACAAATAATGTGGATATAAAAATATTATCAGACTACGGTGTATCCGCCATGGCCTCGCGGAGATACAGCGGCGCACCGTGGTTTAAGGCGTGCTCGGAAATAAACGTTGAGGTTGTGGGCGCCGGGGGAATATCAAGCTGGACAGTACTTGCCGTTGTCAAGACTTAATCTTAAAGGTATATATATCATCGACGATGATGAAGTGTCTGCCTATAATATGGCGGGACAGTTTTTCGGCCCCATGAATATAGGCGGACACAAAGTGTCTGAATTAGTCGATAATGTGAAACTTTTCTCCCCCAATATTAATATGAACATGTCACGGTCGCGGTTTTACTCAGACACATCTATACGGAAATATATCGATATAATTATCACCGGTGTTGATTTGATGGCTTCGAGATGGGCTGTGTATAATAGCGCCAAAGCGTCCGGATTCACAGGCTTGTATATAGACGGCAGACTGTCTGCGGATACACTTCAAGTGATTTGCTTTAGGTTTGATGATATCAAATCAAGAAGAAGATATGAGGAAAATTATATGTTTAATGACATGGATGCCGACACCACAATATGTTCATTCAAACAGACTACATATATGGCTATGATGATAGGCTCTGTGATATGTAATCTTGTAGTGAATTATGCCAACAACAAGGTTAATCTTGTGGAGTATAACCTTCCGTTCTTTACGGAATATAACTCGATAAAAATGTCATTGGAGGAATTGAGATGACAAAAAGCGAGCGTGTAGTTTTTGCGTTAAGAGAAAAACATTCGTTTCTAAGATATGAGACAATGCAATCAGTGCGGTTTTATGTTATAACCGCCAATGACGGATATTGTTTTGTCAACGGAGATAAGAATTTGATTCTACCCATGACCTCATATTGCTACAGGAGTAACGACTATAACATATCACCTATGACTAAAAAGGTTATATCTGATATGATTATAGACAGGTGTTGTCAAAATCTTGTAGGACACTTTGAGTACACAAGTAATGATGGTGATATATTCTGTGAATATGGCTGTGTATACTCCAAAAAAGGTATCATATACTGCATATCTGTTAAAAACACAAATACAGGAAACATAAAAATAATCATAAACAGTATATATAAAAACAGCGATTTTCTTAAATGTGTCATAAAAAGTTTATTGAGTGCGGAGCATGTAATTTATGACGAGATTGTTATTGGCTCAATAACCGATTATATAAAATAATGGAAAATAAA